CGCCATATCAATTGTCTCTATGGTTGAGGAAAGCATTCCTATTTCTTTTAATGTAACATCTGTTGCCTCTGGGGGCAACTGTGCAAAGTCAAAGTTATCAGGTAGCATCGAATAGTCCTCTTCTTGCTCGCTTGCAGATCGCAACGACTTCAAATGTATGATCAACTTGACCGAACAGTTTTCTGTCTTCCGATAACTTAACTATCTCGTAATATGTTTTACCATATAAAACAAAGTCTCCCTCGCGGACAAAGACATCCTGATCTTCTGTGAGTCTTCTTCTGTGGAAGTATACTGTAATAGCGTATTCTTTGTCCACGCCCACATCTTGAAGATACGATGTCGCTTCTTCATCAAACTTAACCAAAGCATAAACTCTAACTGGTGGGAGATATGTTTTCTCTATTGCTTCTCCGTAGAGTTCGTGGAAGTTTGTTGTTTCCATATCAATAGAGTAGTAAAGGATCTGTTGTCCGATAACCTTTTCAATAAGTTCATCGTTAACCTGCTTTACTAGATCTCGCTCTTTCTTTCCTAAGAAGAGCGGTGGGGGCGGCTGCTCTGGTCTGTTCCATTCATTTGACATTTATATTACCCCACGAAAATTGGTAAAGGAGAGTTCTTAAATAAGTTCTGCGCTGCGTCTGCTGTTTCTGCGTCGTACTTGGCGAGTTCTTTGTATTCAGTCTCCTTCAACATATCCATTAACTTATCTTTTAGTTGTTGCTGCTCGTCCTTTGCTTGCGATAAAAGATCGGAGTGGTTCAGTGTGACTGACTCTCCGGGGATCGGGATAGTTGTAAACTTGCCTCGGATCTGACCAAGCATTTCTTTGCAGAGCGCGAGACAATACTTTCTGATCCACTGTTTACCGATAGCATTGATGTTCTCATATGGAATGTTATCAAAAGGCAATGTGTTTATATTGTTAACACCGTCTACACCATCCTCGTATTCAGAGTTGGGTGTAAAAACATCCATATCCTGTACATAGAACCTGACCCACATGCTATCCACTGACGTGAAGTCCCAGTGACCGGGCTCTGGATACAGTCTTAAATTGTTGTTTATGATCTCATAAGAATAATGAGATGTGCGTGTATAGATGTTGTCTTCATACATAATTGCTTGAAGCTTGTTTTGCCACGTTGGTATCAGTTCGAATGTTGAGTCATCAGAAAATTGACCGTATGTGGTCATATTACCCACAACACCGATACCACCATAGTAACCAAAGAATCTCCACATAGCTCTTGGAGTCTTATAATATACTTTTGTTATTATAACTCTCTTGCCGTCCACTTTACCAGAAAATGGAACTGAACGACCCTGGTCATCCACGCCGGCAGCCGAGGCGCTATTAATGATCTCTTGTAGATCATAGTCTTGTCTCTGTGCTGTCGGCTTAAAGGAAGCCGAGTACTGCGGGATAGTTCCTCCGACTCCAGCCATAGCCGCCATACCATCGCCAACTTTATTAGCGTATGAAGATTGAAACCTTGGGTAACGCAAGTTACCACTAACAGGACCAGTCAACAACACACCATCGTGATCAAAAGTTCCTGTTGTGTTCCCAAGTGCAGTCGATATTACATTCTTGCTTTGGTGCAAGTTAATGATATATGAGTACTCCAACACAGCTTCTTCATAAGCAGCATATACATTTGACGGAGTAAGTTCAATATCGACAACATCGCCACCAAGCTTCTTATAAACATAAGCAACTTGGTCTGATGCGCCACTTAAGAAGTTTGCGGAAGCAGTGTATATGCCGAACGGGCACGCAGCACTAACAGCGTCGGCTGATCCAGTAGACGTTAGTACGATCGCGCTCTGAGTTGATTTTGGACTTAAATTCGTTGGCACTCACCGATTCTCCTATGTTACTTGCTGCGTCTTGATGATTTCTTAGCTTTAGCAGGCTTCATCTTGTTCTCGACAACTTCAGCTTCTGGCTCGGGGGCTTCTTCGACGGCTTCTTCTACAGCAACTGGCTCTGGAGCCTTTTCAACAGCAGCAGGAGCCGGTGCTTCAGCGGCGGCGGGTGCTGCGTTTCTTCTTTGCAATAAGATGCGTTTCCATTTCTTACCCATAATAAGTTCTCCTATATAATAAAGGCATTAATAAGTAGTTTGCCGTACAACAAAAGTGTGAGGATGTCTCAAAAAATAAAAAAGCCCCCTTGCCGAAACAAGGGAGCTTCTTATATGAGTTTAGTGGCTATTAAGCGCCGCTCTCTCCGATGAGACCGCGGACGATAACAAGACCGTACATGTCAGGACGCACCATCTTCTTAGCGTAGCGAGTCATGACGCCCTTACGGGGTACGAAGTCTTCAGGTCCGAAGATCGTAGGAGTGGTTTGCAGTGGGACGTATGGAGCGTACACGTAACCGCTTTCAAGGAAAGAAGTTCCGCGGCGACCAACGAGAACCACGTTACGCAAGAAGTAAGGATCGACGTAAACATCGAACTTCTTAGTAAGCGCACCAACCTTCATCGCGCCGATGGAACCACGCTCGTCGTCAGCAGTGACGGAAGCACGGAAACCAGCGGTGAACTCAAGGATGTTAGCAACTTCAGGTCCGCAGACGATGAAGTTAGCACCACCACGAAGAGTCTTGCGGTGAATTTGAGCAGAAACATCGTTGATGGTCTCAACGAGAGTCTCGTACCACTCGCTAACGGTACCGGTGAAGTCCGGAGCCTTAGCAGATGCACCAATCTCAGCACCCGTGTCGCGGTTAACGAACAAGCCCGGAGAACGTGACCAGTACTTGGTACCAGCAGTTGCACCCTTAACGAGGTCTTCAAGGATCTCACGGTCGATCTCAAGAGCAATTTGCTCAGAAAGGATCGAAGTAAGCTCGACCTCCGCATCAAGGTTGTGGTAGGCGTTAAGGTCTTGACCTAACTCCGGTGTCCACTTAGCCTTGAGCTTCTTGGTGACTGCGGTAACAGCAACGCTGTCCACCTTGATGTCGATCTCAGGGATGTTTTGGTTGTTCTCAAGACCCCATGGATCATCACCAACGACAGAACCAAGAGCACCGCCGGCGATGAAGTCATCCTTCTGCGGGAAGGTGGTGGTGTGGGCTGCGGATGCAGTAATGATACCTTGAAGTTGAGCAGCAGTTGCCGAACCATCGTATGATGCAAGGACCATAAGACCGGTGGTTTGGCTAGAACCACTGAGACGGGTGAGACGACGAAGTTGAACACCACGCTGTCCACCACCAGCGGAACTGGTTGTGTTAAGACCTGCGTTAGAACCAGAAGCATCTTGAAGAGTAACTGCAACGAAGTCATCTTCGTTGAAGCCAGTCAAGTCGCTAACGGTGAAGGTCGCAACAGCAACAGTTGCAATACCAGATTGCGCCTCAAGCTCAGGATCGTGTTGAACAAGCTTGGGAAGCTCACCAGCAGAAGCACTGTAAATACTTGCTGTAACGAACGTAAGAGCAAGAGAAACAGAACCGGTTGGCGAAGCATAACCGTTGTTAAGGTTATACGGACCTTCCTCGGCATCGGCTCCACTGATGACCACACCGCCTGTGATTTGCGATGCAATGCGACCACCACCGTACACGGAATCCTCGGAACCATCGGTACCGTATCCAAGACGGGGGAGACCTGCACCGTTAGAAGAAACAGTGAAGTCAAGGAAGAAAATGAGACCACTTGGGAGACTCATTGGTTGAACAGAAACAAGATCGTTTGCGATCAAGCCTGCGAAAACACGGCGCACAATGGGGAATGCGACGGCTGCAAAGCCCTCAACATCGCCACCGGCCATGGTGGAACTCTCACGAAGAAGTTCCTTTGCTTGGTTTTCAAGCAAGCGAGCCATCGAGCCACGAGTCGAATCCGAGTCGAGACCTTCAAGAAGACCTGTCTTCTCCCACTTGGAAAGAAGAGCGGAGCCTTCGGCGCGCATATCACGGTTGACTACACCTTCAGTCAACCTTTCGATAATACTAGACATTTAATCACCTCCTTTTTTTTATAAATTATGATTTTATTCCAGCTAATCGACGCATTCTATCTGAGAATGCATCTTGTGGTTGTGCTGCCTCTTTACGAGTAGCACGAATAACAGAAGCTTTATGACCGATCGCCTCGCTAAGTGATTGTGGGCTGTGCTTAGGCTTAGCCTCCACTGCGCTTTGAAGCGTTTCAAAGATAGTCTTTGCTTCTGCTACAGAACCGGCGCTAGAAATAGCATCGACAATTTTATCTTTTTGTCGCTCATTTAAGGAGGTATTTCTCAATACTCGGTTCGTATAAAGTAAGCGAGCGTTAGAGAGGTTAACCTCATAAAGGTTCTCCTTGATCTCTTCAACAACTTGCTTATATTTATCCAACTGCGCTTTCAATGAATTGTTCTCATCTTCAAGTTCAGTTAATGATTCGTTTAAATCTTCTTCGGAGTCGTCGTCTTCTTCGAGTGTATCATCAGATGCCTCGGCGGCTAACTCCATTTCTTGTTCGTCTTTTAATTGTGACGTAGGACGACCTGCCCAACCGGAAAGGTCAAAGCCCATATCAGCGGTGAGCTTTTCCATAATAGCATCAACGAGAGCATCGGCATCAACTTCTTCTTCCAAGTCGTCCATTTGCTCATCGTCCGCTTCTGCTTTTGCGGCGTCGTCTTCAACATCCACGTCCATTTCTTCTTTCATTTCTTTGGCGTCTTTGGCTGCCTTCTTCATGGGCTCTTCCTTGTCGCCATCTTTGTCTAAGTCGAGATAGTCTGGCTTAGCGCCTTCCTCGTTAAGGTCGATCTCAACTTCCTCATCCTCTTCAAGAGTCTTGGCTAATTGCTCAATTGACTCTTGGAGGGCGCCAAGGTCGATGTTAAGTTCAACTTCTTCACCAGAGTTAGGCAAGTCGGAGAGGTTGTCGCCTTCGTTCTGTGAGAAGTCGTCGGTTGCAGCGAGAGGAACTTCGTCTTCGGTTACTTCGGTGTCTGCTGGTGCTGCTTCTTCTTCGCCCAAACCTAAGTCGGGAGTTTCGGTGGGCGCGGCGTCTAGACCGGCAGCAAGATCTTCTTCTTGCTCTAAAAGTGCTTCGAGGGTCTTTTTGACCTCGTCAGAATACTTTTCAATAATTGTGCTTTCAGCATTTTTAAGTGCGCTTTCGCGAAGTGCCTTAGCATCGACAATAGCCTCACCAAGTAAACTAGACATGAATTCTCTCCTTATTTCGACAATAATTCAAAATAAATAGTATTCACGCTCACAAAAGTCCATTTTTTGCAGCCTAAGTTATTCTTGATCAAATTCCCATACACAAGTAATGTTTACACGACCCGGAGTATTAAAGAGTTCGTAGCGGATACCAATAACATCGCCGGCAGCAAATAATGCTGAGCCAGTAAACGGGAAGGTGGTGGTTGTTGACGCGACTGGACCGGTCAAGCTTGATACTTCAACAATAGAACCATCGTCAACTGCATCTTGTCCATCAACTGCAACATAAAGAGTTAAACTTGAGGTGCCTCCGGATTGGTCATTGCTGCTTCTAAGAAATATTTTCTTAAGAGTTCCATTAAAAGGCGCAATCATTTGGTGCCTATAGTCAGCAGTTGGGGTGTCTACTTCAGTAAGATCATAGAATGGTATAAAGCCTGTGTGTGGTGCACCACCACTATCAACAAACCCATGGGTTGTATACTCAAGAATACTGCCTCTTACAGAGCCCGTGACAGTTAAGCTGCCTGATATTGATGTAGAGCCTGAAACCGCAAGCGTATGTGTTGGTGCGCTAGTATTAATACCTACTCTATCTGCTGCTCCGCTAACATATAACATATGTGTATTGTTATCGCTCTCAACACGGAAGTCCATTAAAGAATCGGAGCCCTCATTGATAACAACTTCTGGATTAATGCTACCGGGCAGTGTAGATAAGCCTGTAATACGTATAGCTTCTTTTGATGCTCCGCCGTCGTTTGTTTTGAAAACTATGCTTTTATTTAACACAAAATTTTCAATAATGACATTGTCACTAGTATTAACACCAATACTAGCTGCGGGTGTTGCGCCGTCGTTCAATATTAGCGTTGGTGTGTTTGAGCCTATTATAACCTCTCCAGAACCACTGACTTGGAATACAGGGTTGTGGCTGTCTGACTGAGCGTGGATAAGTTTTTCAATGTCTGTTCCGACAAAGTTCGCAACACCGTCGAATGCTGCACCACCAACTGTAATTTGACCAGAACCAGAAACACCGAGAGCAATGCGACCACCATCGGCGTCTGCTGCTTGCATTAGAGCAAGTGTCTTATTACTTGTATCCGAAGGTCTGATAGCAAGCATACCATCTAATGCACCGTAGCCAAATTTGTCGCCAATTGCTATATGCGGTTGAGATCCTGTGACGTGAATACCAAGAGAACTGCTGATAAATGTTCCTGCGGATAAGCCAACAGATGCGCTTATCGATCCGCTAGCAAGAACGTCGGAGCCAATTGTTGCATTACCATCAACGTGTAGAGTGCTCGATCCAGAGTAAGCACCTACGTTTGTGATACCATTTGCCGTTAAGGACTCCATTATTGTTGAGCCTGAAACTGTAAGATCGTTTCCTAGTATTGTTGCTCCGACAAACTGTGCTGTTCCAGAACCGGAAATGTTTCCTTGAACAAATGTATCGTCTCTTAAACTAATATCGTATCCCAAGTTACCAACGTGAATAACGTCATCAGAGTGAACTCCAATTAACGATACGTTAGAGTTGGTGGTTGAGTAGCCTTGGAAGAACTGGTTGTTCAATCGAATATTGACGTTACCGCTTACGGCTGTGGTTCCGTTAACTTCGAGTGTTGAGTCAAGCGGAATGGTATTAATACCAACTCTATTTGCAGACGACGAAACGTATATTGTGTTGTCTTGCACAGAACAATCACTATCATTTCCGACAAACAAGTAGCCTTTATCTAAGTTTGGGGTTGCGTTAGATCTACCAGCACCGCCAACTTTAATTTGGTTATCGCCACCTCCACCATTGCGAACAACCTGACCAATATTTTGTAATAAATTATTTGAACCAGTTGGTCGAGTTGTTGTCAAGGATCCAGAAACGCCACCTGAGCCCGTTTGAACAAACACAGGATCTCCTTCGGCAAATGTTTCGCCAGGAAATAATGTGCTTAAATTCAGGTTTCCAATCGACCCAAAAGTGACAACTTGAACAGAAGCGCCTTGTGCTGCGTTGGAGCCAGCAAGACCAAAAGCAGGCATTTTGGTGGCGTCGTCCGCTGCTGCAAGAGCCACTGTTGGTGTTTGTCCCGCTACACCTTTAATATAAACTACTTGACCTCTCGATATTGAATCACCTTCGTCATTAACAGCGTCAAAACGAATGGCACCCTCAACATCACCAACTACCTCTTCGACATATAATCTGCTCCATTCTAAGTCTACAGACCCAAGATCATTAGTTAGTGTAACACTTGGGACAATATTCACTGACGACGTAATCGCAGAACCAGAAACAATAAATCTTTGTTGACCATTTGTTTTGATTGCTACAAAATCGTTTTCAAAGTCTATCTGAACGTCGTTTGGGTCACCCTCGTACTGGATATCTCCGGTATGCTGGGAACCTTTCTGATTATTATATGCCATTTATTACTTCCTTTTATTTATTTGCCTTTTGAGCTTATAACCCACCAAGCCACTCCATCGGACTGAAGAGAGCGGGACGAGTGGTTTGTTTTTATAATCATTTCATCTGTCAAGTCTATTGCACCCTCTACGGCTTTTAAAACTACTGGGTATGTACCTTTCTTTGACTCGCCACTGGTGGTCATCTTAACGTTGATAATTCTTCCGGCATTGTTACGCGCAGGAGGCAGCATCACAGTAACTGGGCTGCTGTTCGTGTCACACAGTAACGTATAGTCTTCACTTTGCGCTTCATAAATTCTGCTAGCAATTGTCTTTATGTTATTATAAACAGCGCCATTACAATAAAGCGACTTGTTTACTTTGAAAGAGCTAGCGTCAACCTTTCCATCAACCTTTAAAGTATCAGATGCTAAGTCATATGAGAGTTTTGAAGTTGCCGTAAAGCCTCGTTTGTCTTTTATTTGCACGTCCCCAATGCCGCCGGCAGCTTGGTGTATTTTGTGTGATACATAACTTTCATAGAAATTCAAAAGTGTTGTGCTTGTTGTGTTTTTGTGAGATATGTCCGACACTAACAGCAGATCATTATCACTTAAGTTTTGACCGCTGATGTTTATTTTGTCCATATTCTCTAAGTCAATTGCTAACTTTGAGCCTTTAACCGTTAAACCGCCGTTTGTAGATAAGTCAATTGATAATCCATCCTCTTCAGCGAGTATACCTGCACCGCAGTTAACTTGTACGTTTCCGTGTACAGAATGTAGTCCACTTCCAATGCGAATAGAGTCAGCATGAACTTTGCCTGTAATTTTATCTGCTGGAATATCGACGAGGTTTGCTGCTGAGCCATGAAACTCTTCTGCGTGAATGGTGTTTGTTTTTAATGTCTCACCATCAAAAGTGAGTTTGTCGCTTGCCCTTGCTGTGTTTTCGTCTTCAAACGTAAGTAAGGCACCCTTGCTTCCACCAACAATGTTTTTAATTGCCACATCTTTCATTGTTGCACAAGGACTTTGTGCATCTGTATCATAAAACACACTTGCGCTTATTGTATTTTTGAAGACTTTTACGCCATCTATTTCTTGATCTCCGTATTGATCCACGGAGCCTTCAACTATTCCCTTGAGAACATTGTAAGCCATTTTATTTCCTCTCGTCTATAAATAGGTTATAAATTCGTTTTATCTCTGATAATAAATGCGCCGTAATTAGTATGGAACTCCGGGTGATATTCAAACCCGTGTTCGTCTAGTATGCCGAATACGATCTCTCGCATCATCTCGGAGTCACCTGTTATGATCTTCAGAGGAGCGTCGTTCATTAAAATAAAGTTTACAACTTTGTTTTCAACGTCTCGATGATATTCTCCGTGCAGATCCAAAGTCTTGATATTAGTCACAGATATAAATAGTCAAAAAAAAGGATGCCCCCACAAGGAGGGCATCCAGTAAATAAGACAATCTTCTAGATTGTAAGCAATCTTAGAAGACGATCCAGACGTTGTTACCAACGTACTGCATAGCGATAGCAGCGCCATCGGACTCAAGTACAACACTTGCTTGACCATCAATGAGGTGCGAAGTGCCGCCGTCAACAGCAACGATAAGATCGTTACCACCGAGGGATGCTGGAGCCTTAACACGAACCACGTCACCGTTAGAAGGTGCAGATGGAAGAGTAAGGGTACGATCAGCAGAGAGAGTAACAGTACCGAAGTTCATACCCTCAACAAGAGTTGCGTTAGCATCAGCGAACGACTGGGTTACGCCAGCCTCTGTCGAGAGAACGCCGTTGGTTGCGGAAAGACCGGAACCAGCCATTGCAGCCACAAGGTCAGCGATGCTTTCCTTGCGAGAAGCGTTGCTGTCGTCAGCGTCCACGATAGCAATGCTATCAGCAGCCACATCAACAGTAGCAGCGGTCAACTCGTTGAGGTCAACATCGAGGTTACCAGAACCGTCTTGAGCAAGACCAACACCAGCGACAGCAGGAGCAAGCATAGCGCCTGTAACACCGTCAGCCTTGATACGAAGAGTATCAGCGTTGATCTCGATAGACGAGTCGTCAACGTTCACACTGAAGTCACCATCAGCGACAGCAAGACCGTCACCAGCGGTGAAGTGTGCGCGGACCTCAGCAGCCGAAGGACCAGTGTAAGTGATCACACCAGTTGAGTTGTCGTATGAGAGAGAGCCGTCGCCACCAGAGTCAGTTACAGAGATAGCAGCGCGAGCACGTGCATCAGTGAAGTAAAGGTTGGAACCTTCAGTAAGATCGCCAGTGTCCTTGGTTGCAAGAACGTCGTCCCATGAACCAGAGAATGCGACAGCGCTGATGCTGATCTCACCAGTTGCCGAAGCGTAGTCAACCATCTCACCGCCCGAAAGGAGACCGCGAGCAGAACCACTGAAGAGAGCCTCGTCCATTGCGAAGTTACCGCTACCATCATAAGTGATGAAACGAGCAGCTTCCATGGTAAGAGCGTTGTGGACGCGAGCGTCAGTGTAGTAAAGGTTAGAGCCTTCAGCAAGATCGCCAGTATCAGCAGCAGCCATCTTAGCGTCCCAGCGGACATCAGCAGAAGCCGAGAACAAAGCAGCGTCGATTGCAACTTCGCCATCAGTGATGGTGATCATCTCGCCACCAGAGAAGTGGGCACGCACTTCAGCAGCACTTGGTCCAGTGTAAGTTAAAACACCTGTGCTGTTGTCGTAAGCCAACGATCCGTCACCGCCAGCGTCAGTAACACTGATAGCTTGACGAGCGCGGGCATCGGTGAAGTAAAGGTTAGAACCTTCAGCAAGATCACCAGTGTCGGCAGCAGCCATCTTAGCATCCCAACGAACATCAGCAGAAGCAGAGAAGACAGCAGCATCGACTGCAATCTCACCCGAAGCAATGCTGATCATCTCACCTGCGGAGAAGTGAGCACGAACTTCAGCAGCGGATGGACCTGTGTAAGTGATAACGCCTGTGGAGTTATCGTATGCAAGGGAGCCATCACCACCAGCATCAGTCACGCTAATAGCTTGACGGGCGCGAGCGTCGGTGAAGTAAAGGTTGCTAGAACCCTCAGAAAGATCGTCAGTGTCTTTGGTTGCGAGGACGGCATCCCAAGAGCCAGAGAACTCAGCACCGTCGATAGAAACAACACCAGAAGAGATGTCGATCATCTCACCACCAGAGAAGTGCGAACGGACAGCAGCAGCAGCCGAAGCATCGCCAACGATGTCGAGAGTAGAACCAGACATTGCAGCACCAACTACGCTAAGAACACCAGTGCTGCTGTTGTAGCTAAGGATGTCAGCATCCTCGCTGATAGCAGCGCGAGCGCGAGCGTCGGTGTAGTAAAGGTTGCTAGAACCTTCAGCAAGATCATCAGTGTCGTGAGTTGCAAGAACATCAGCGAACGAACCGGTGAACTCACCAACTTGAACGTAGTCTTGAGCAAGCTTAGCGTCAGAGATAGAGCCAGCAAGCATAGCATCGGTAATACCGAGAGCCTTGACTTGAAGTGTGTCGGCGCTGATCTCGATTGAAGAATCATCAACGTTAACTTGAAGTTGATCGGCGCTTTCGCTAAGACCGTTGCCTGCAACAGCAGCCATAAGGTCGCCAACTGCTTCTTTCTTCATGAGGCCATCGGCATCAAGGAAGTAAAGGCTGTCGGACTGTACGTCGATAGCAGCATCAGCAACACCATCGAGCTTAACGGTACCGCCAATTTGCAAGTTACCGGAGCCAGAGAGCGCGCCATTGTCGCGATCTACAGTGAGACGAATTGAACCATCGTCATCTTTAATAATAAGACCACCCTCTTGAGTAAGGGAGCCGCTCATGACGGCAGGTCCTAATTGAAATTTATAAGCCATTTTAAAAACCCTCCATTTATAGTTTTTTATGGTTTAGGCGGATAAGTAAACTTATCCAAATTCGATGCACGGAAGCCATGCATCACTATTAAGTAGTATGTTTTGGGTCTTAAATTTTTAGCAGATAAAGAATTTATCGGTGCCGTTACAATAAAGCTGGATCGATGCGAAAGGTGACTCTAAAATAACTGAATTTTGACCGTCAATTAAATCTGAATCTGATACTTGAATTGTTATGTTATTTGTGTTCGCGGATCCGCCTTCGTCTTTTACAACAAACGTTTGACCAGTCTCCAAAAGACTGGCGCTTGGTAGCGTCAAAGACACAGGGTTTTGTGATGTATCAACGCCAAGATAATAGTCTTGTGCGCTTAAAGAATAGTTTCCAGATACAAGACTTCTATTGTAAACTACGCCACCGTGTATCTTGATACAAGCAGCATTTAAGTCAAGCTGAAAACCATTATCCATATGGATGCCTTTGTTTACTAAGTGCATATGACCAATTTGCATACCCTGCTCTAAAGTGCCTGAGCCATATTGCAAATGACCATCACGGACGCTTAGTCTGTCTGTTCCAAAGTGGATTGTGCTGCTTGAAATATATAACGATCCCCAAGGATTTGATGGTGAACCAAGGTTATAAATATCTGCTTGTGCTGGTATCAGATCTCCTTCTACTGTTCCTGTTCCAAACATCTCCAAGTTACCAGTCAAATATAAGTTTGAAGAACTAAACAGCAAGTTTGCTGAGCCAGTGAAGTCCCCATCAACATAATCATGATACTGAATAGAGTGTGCTGGTCCTTCAGCAGCAACATTATCGGCTCTAATATTAGTTAAATTGCTTCCGTCTCCATAATATACGGATGCAGATATACCGATGCTAGCACTAATATCGCCTACAACATTTAATGTATCACCGTCAAACGTAAGGTTGGTTTCGCACGTTATTGTATTTGCATCACCATTAACGTTAGTTAAAAGCGAGTTATTTGTTGCGTTATAAACGCGAGGCACATTGATGATGTTTGCGCCATCAGAAGTCGATAAATTGCCGGAAACAATTGGAACAATAACGTTTCCATTGTGATCCTGTCTGGGGAGGAAATGGTTTGGCTGTAAGACTGTGCCTGATAAATTGTTGTAAGCCATTTGTCGCCTCCTTTAATAATTAGAAGACAAACCAATTGCTTCCATTTGAATACAAACTAATTGCAGGCATTGTACCTGTTAAGATATAAGTTGGATCACCATCAAATGTATATGTATCGTCCACAGAGCGAGTTAACGTAATGTTTGAAAGCCCGCGGGCGCTCGTTACTTCATCTTTAATAACCAATATCGCTCCAGCAGAAAAGTCAGCAGGACTTGGTATGGTAACATATACATTTGCTGGCGGAGTTACAACAGCATTTATACCAAGTACGTGATCTGAAGTAGACGCAGTGTGGTGGCTGCTTGTTACATTTGTGTAGTTACCGCCGAAGCCTTTAACAAAAGTTTGTTGCGAATAACTACTGGCTGATAAGATGGCTGTTGTGCCTGACCAGATC